ATTGAATGATGCGCCCGACGAGCCTGCCGAACTCTCGCAGCATCGGCGCGATGCGGGGCTCGATCCATGCCACGAGGGCGTCGCCGAGCTCTTTCAACTTGTCGACCAGCATTGGCAGTCCAGTGCCAATCAACCAGTTGGCAGCGTCGCCGATCCACTCGCCCAGCTTCTTGAGCGTTGGCTTAATCCTCGGTTCGATCCAGTCGACCAGCGCCGCGCCCGCTCGCTGCATCTGATCCCACAGCCAAGGATAGAAAGTGCCGATGTACCAGTTGAATACCGCTTCGCCCCACTGGCGAATAGTGGCTAGCACCTTCGGCAATGCTTGGCGAACCTGGTTACGAAGCTCGTCGAACACGCCCGACAGGCCATCGGCCTCGAACACATCAACGAGCCGATCAATGCCAGGAATGACACGCTTCAGCACAAAGTCGGTGAGCTTCGTGAACGCTGGCAATAGCGCCAGCCCGATGCGCTCGGTAATTTGTGAAAACCCGACCGATATTTGATCAGAGGCGTTTGCTGTGGCCTCGGCCGTGCCGCCGACCTGGGTTTCCATCTCGGCCAGGATCAGGTTCTGAGCTCCGGCGATGTCGCCGGCCTCGACCATGGCCTCAATCATGTTTTTCTGCTCGTCGGTGAACGTAATACCCGAGCGGCTGAGTGCAGTCAGGCCCTTGACCGGATCGTTTAGGGCCTTGCCGAGCTGCTTGGCGTTATCGGTCACGCTGCCGAACCCGGCGGCGGCCAGGTCCATTGTGAGCTGTGTGGCGCGATCGAAAGCGCCGCCGGCCTCGTCGGCCGATTCGGCGATATTGCCGAACGTCAGCAGCAGCGCCTGACCCTCTTTGATGACGTTCTGGTTGACGCCAGTGAGGCGCGCCGACGTCTCGGCGAAATTGATTAGCCGGTCGGAAACGTCATCGGCCTTGTCGCCAAACAGGCCCATGGAGTCGGCGATTGACTGAATACGGGCGTTCGATGTCGCCGCCGTTTCGGCTGCGTTGAAAGCGATCTTTGCAAAAGCACCACCGGCCACGACAGCGGCGCCCGTAAACGCTGCGCCGACCTTCGCCATCGACTTGACAGCGCTGCCGCCAAACCGAGCGAACTTGCCCGACGTCGAGCTGAGCTGCTGGTTGAATTTCTTGGTATCGAGATTAACGAGGACATTGATGATCGACTTAGCCATCAGTCCAGCCTGTACTTCTTGACGATTTGCGACATATTGCGGTTGTAGGCGTCGAACACTTCACTGCGGCGACGGTCGAGCGCGTCGTAGAGGAATGGCTGCGGGCTGATGTTGCGGGCAGGCCAGCCGAAGTGGATCGGCCCGGCATAGGGCATGCGGCCCCAGTTGCCCGACGCCGCAGCGCCCTGCGGGATGTTGTAGCCCGAGCGCACACGGCCGGATTTCTGAGCGCCAGCGGCCCGGATCGTGTCGCGCAGCTTGCCGGTACGCACCGGCACGAGGCCCGTGGCGACACCCGCAACGATCTCGGCGGCCTCGAGGTTCATGCGCTTCAGGTCGCCCTTGGCGGCGTCCTGGTCGAGGCCCTGCTCCATCTTGCGAATCTTGCGCCGCACATCGTCGAGGCCCTCGACCCTGACCGCTCCTCCTGCCATCATCTGCGCCTCGCTGCCTCTCGCTCTTGTCGTTTGCGCCGGTCGTCGAGGACAGCGACGATGGCCCGGAACATCCGGGCGTCACGCATGAGCTCCGACGGCGCCAGCCCGGTCTCCACCGCGACTGACGCCACCAGCCATGTCAGGCTGTGGCGCCCAAAGGGGCTCCGCCCTCGTCGTCCACGTCGACCGCAGCCACCTCGTCGAGCCAGCTATCGAACGGCTTCGGCCCTGCTCCGGCGTGCTTCGACGCACACCAGGCCAACCAATACAGGTACTGCATCTGGATCTCGTCGCCGAATGCCTTAGCAATGCCGATCTTGAAGTGCCGCTCGAACTCGACCTGTACCTTTGGCGACACTGTATAGGTGGCCTGTTCGCCGTCGAGTTTGGTGACTTTGACCGAAATGTCAATCATGGGGCAGTGCTCCTAATCAGCTGGTGCTGGTCGTGATGTCGCCCGACACGGGCCAGGTGACCGAGGCGGAAGCCAGGTCGCCGACAGCGCCGGACAACAGCGGCCATTCGGTCACGAGGACGGTCATCGAAAACGCCGGGTTGGTGGCCGAAGTCGTTTCGTTCACCGGCTTCACACTGACCGTGGTCGTAGCGCCAGCAAGGCCGGCAATCGTGGCGTGCACCTCCGCAGAGGCGAAATCTTCGTGGAAGTCAAGGCTCACGCTGTGATCGCCGAGCCCAGCGATGCGGGTCACGGACGAATCCCCGAACGCCGTAGTGGCGACATCGGCGTAGGACTCGCTCACGGTCACCGACGCAATATGGTCGGAGAGGTCGGTGCCAGCAATCTGGACCAGCGGGTTTGTGAGGACAAACTTAGCCATCGGTTTCTTCCCTTTCGACCGGCTTGGTCTTTTCTGTGACCGGCGCCAGATGGCCGGACGAAATCAGGTGTTCTACGTCGCCGATAATAGCATCACCGGCGATAGTCCCTCCGGGCTTCACGCCACACACAGCGTGATTGCCAACAACCTTGTATTTCATTACTCAAACCTCACACGTAGACGGTGATCGAGAAATCGACAGCCAGATAGGACGCGTCGCCCTGCGACAACATGCGAATGTTCTGAGCGCTCGTCACGATGCAGGTGTCGCAAGCCCCGCCGAGGGTGCGGTCGGCCTCGATAGCGGCCCGGATCGACGTGGCGCCGTCGTAGCCCATGTATGCGTTCAGGCTGCGTTGGCTGGCCCGGTCCGATGTGCGCCCGACCACCACTGTGGCGGTCCATGACTGCTCGACGTTGCCGCCGGCGAAGCTGCCCCAGTATGCGATGTCGCTAGGCAGCACGAACACGCACGGGGTGTTGAACACGTCCGGGACATGATCGAACACCCTGAGCCCCGACACCGTGGCTAGGCGCGCCTCGAGGCCATCGGCCACGGTCTGCAACGTCATGCCACCAGCACCGGGTCGCGACGATAGGGCTCCAGGAGCGCGATGGCCGCCGGATGCAGCGCCTGGCGCAATCTCATGACGCCGATGTCGCCAAACCCGGCGATGCCCAGCGGAGCCTCTGCGCTCTTAAATACCGACACCGTTTGGATCTTGGCGGCCTCACAGACCGGGTGCGGGAGCTCGTCGTGCAGGTGCCCGGAGTGCCCCGACTCGACCAGCGACCAGCCCCAGCGGGCCGTGACCTGCACCAGCGCCTGACCGCCATCCCACGGCCACTCACGGGCCTGGATCGCACGTAGGCGCGTCGTCGGCCAGCGCTGCCCGGCGAGGCGCCCGTTTAGCGGCTCGAGCTGATAGTCGCCGGCCGCCCACGTCGTCTCGAACGTGCCGTCATCATCCTCGTCGGTCTTGACGATCAGGCCCACGCTGGTGGCAATGTCGTCGACCTCGCACAACCATGGCGACTGTGCCACGAACACTCGGGCCGAGGCGGTCGTGTCGGCGATGAACTGCCGCCCACAGTACGCCTGGATCTGCGCCGTGACCGCGAAGATGGCGTGCTCGATGCGGGCGTCGTCGATCGCATCGGACACGCCGAGGATCTCACGGATTTCGGCGACCTCGACCAGTGCAGCCATCAGCACCCCTCCAGCCGGGCGAGGCGATCATAGATTCGCTCGTCAAGCCACAAGTGCTTTAGGTGCGTGGTCTTAACGCCAGTGTGCACATGCACGGGAATCTCCAGAGCATTCGCCCTCATACAGAACGACAGGTCTTCGCTGATCCATTGACCCGACGAGTTGTTACGCACTGGAGAATACCATGACTGTCCGTACTCCTCTGCTATGCGCTCAAATACCGAGCGATGAATGAGCACAAAAGCCGAGCCGGTACCGGCGCACTGGATCACCTCGTCGCGAGGGTAATTCTCCATGAGTCGGAAGCCGGAAACCTCGTCGGTCTGATACCAATCGAACACCGTCGGCGCAGGCTGCACGAGCATGCCGCCCACGCCGTCCGGCCCGGCTTCCCTCATCATGAAACACAGGCCGCCCATGATCGGCGCAGTGTCGGGGTCGGCGGCCTCGATGAGCCGGTCCACGCTTGTGGCCTCAAAACCCATGTCGGTATCGAGCCACATCAGCCACTCGCAGCCGGTTTCGAGGAACGCCTTGGCGGTGTCGTTGCGGGCCTGGACTATGCCTCCAGTGCCATATTTCGTAGCCAGCCAGCCGCCGCCAATGACACGCTGATTGTGCGCCACGTCATGCGCCACGAGCGCCATTAGCGACTGGTGCCACGAATGAGCGACCTCGAGCGAATGAACGTAGGCGATCGCTACCTTGTCGGCGCTCACTGCGTCGACTTGCGGGGTCGGCCCGGGCCTCGCTTGACCGGCGTGACATCAGCGGCAGCGGTCTCGACAGGCGTCGAGGCCTCGAGGGGACGAAAGAGGCCCGGGCGGTGCCGCACGACCGGATGATCGGCGGGCCACACGGTGCCCTCTTTCAGGCGCACCCGCAGCCCGTCAGGGCCAGCGGTGACGCAGGTGGCAACAGCAACGACGTGCATACTGTCTCATTTCTCAATTAGGGCAGATGGGCAGTAGTCGAGGCCTGGCGTGCTGCCCTCACGCCAGGCCCCGACATTTAGGTGTTACTGATTCTGCAACAGCCTGAAGCCGAGGTCATTGACCGAGTCGAAACCGTGGCGAGCGTAGGCGTACCACCCGCGCTCGCCGGTCGGCCGACCGTTGGTCGTTCCGAACAGGTGCGGAATGAGCTCGATGCTCATACCGGCACGCTGCGCCACCAGGAAGTTGGAGAAGTCGCCGACCACGAGGATGTTCGCCGCACCGGTCGTGCCGGTGAACTCGGGCGCATAATCCGTGGTCCGGACCGGACGCCCAAACAGGTTGCCGATGCCGCCCTCGGTCAGGTTCACGGTGTAATACGCACCCGTGTCGTTGGCCGAGAATGCCCGGATCTCGTTCTCCACGTCGGTGTTCATGATCCACGTGGACGAGCCCCGGTAACGCTCGGGGAGCGACTTCCAGGCCTTGAGCAGGTCCGGAGCGCTGAATGCGCCATCGGTACCGACGACCACCTCCACATTGGTATTTGCATCCAATGCGGTAAAGATGCCGGTCGGCTGGCTGGAGCCGGTGCCGGTAATGGTCGCACTCGCCACGAGGTCGATGTAGCCGGCGTCGAGCAGGCGCCGCATCTCGGCTGCGAAGCCCGGGTAGTCCTGGCCCACTTCGATCGAATAGGGAATGAAGCCCTTGGCGCTGTAGACCGGGACGGTCGGCTGTGCCAGGGTCGGCGAATCATCGCTGACCTCGGTGCCCTCACCGTCATAGCTCCACGAGACACCGGCCGAGCTAACGCCCTTCCACTCGTCGGTGGTGATCGTGACTGTGCGAGCCAGATCCAGCACCGGCGCAGCGGCTGCGCCCGAGGTCAGGATGATCGACGGGTCGATCAGCACCGGCACACCGAAACCGCCGGCGGTGTCGGTGCCGCCGGACATCGCCCGGTACTCCTCGAGCGCCCGAGCCTCGTCGGCGGTCCATGCCGGCGAGCTCTGCGTGACGCCCTTCATGAAGGCCGAGCGGTAGGCGTCGGACTCGGTCGCCAGCATGCGGCGGGCGATCTTGGCGCCGTCGGTGTTGCCGTTGCTGGTGCGGAGCAGCGCGTCGACGTGATCGCCCTGGCGGGTCGACAGGTCACGGCCGTTGCTGTCGAGCATCGCCAGCGCAGCGTCACGCACCTCGGTGCGCGATGCACGCATGACATCGACAACGGCGGGCTCGACCCGGCGCATGATCTGCGGGGCGTCGTGGCCGGCGGCACGCTCGGTCACAGCGGCACGAGCCGCAGCAACCCGAGCCTCACGGGCTTCGACCTCGGCGAGCTCAGCGGCTCGGGCTTCGTGTGCGTCGAGGGCGGCGTCGAGTTCGACGGCCTCGTCGTCGGTGATGCTGTCAGCGTCAGACAGCTCGATGATGCGGCCACGGAGCTCCTCGAGCTCAGTGGCGAGTTCCTCGCGTCGGGACATCGGTGTACGTCTCCATTTAGATCACGCCAGCGAGCATCGCCTTTGCGCGCCGCTGGGCTTTGGTCCTGGTGGAGCCGTGACCGCCGGTCGAGGGCTCATCATCCGACGAGTGACAGATTGCCGAGTCGTCGTCTGTTTCGATAATAGCAAACGATTTCGGGTCATTGGTCAGAAGCGCGCGCGCCACCTCGTGACGCGTTTCGTCATCGACCAAAGCCGCAACGATTGAGCGCACCGATACCGAGGTCTCGGAATACGCAGGGAACACGACCGGGCCGACCTCGAGCAGCGCCACCTCTCGGATGGTGCGCTCGTCCATGCCATCGGCGCCTCGGGTCCAATCGTCATTCATCACCCGAAAGCGGAACGACATCCCGGTCACTGCGCCGTCACGAATAGCGTCACGCACCGGCTCAACGAGCCAATTGTCGCTGAGCTTGGCGCGCACTCGCAGGCCGTGGGCGTCCTCACTGATCGAGGTGATCCGGCCCAGCGGGATGCTGCCGATCAGCGGGTGCTGCCCGTGATCGAATTGCAGCACCGGCATGCGCTGGCCGAGGGTGCGACGGAACGCACCGGGCGAGATGCGTTCCCGATATAGACCATGGCTGTCTGCTATTTCGGTCCACGAGTCGAACACCGCGCCGTACCCGTCGAGGGTTAGGCCGTCTTCGTCTCGGGCCACCTCGAAATCGAGTTGCCGGACCTGCACGTCGTCACGGGTCGCTGTGACCAGCCCGCCATCCTTCTCGGATCGTTCGCCGCCGGGCTCGATGCCTTCTTCGATGCTCAGCGCCACCATCTGGTCGATGGCCTCGTCTTTTGTCAGATGACATCCCATGATTTCGCCGTCGTCCTTGATCGTGGCCCAAGCGTCGCAATCTTCGGCTTCGTCAGTGATGTAGTAAGGCACGACGGTTCTCCTCAGATATGCGCTCCCATTTTGCCACAAATGCGGCGTGATCTGCGGCGAGTACTTCCCTCATATCGGGCGATGACCATTCGCCAGTCTGGCCGCCACCGTCAACGTGCTCTACTGCGACACCAAGCGCAATGGTGACAAAGTCGCCGAGCTGGCGATGGGTTAGCACCATGTCGGCGTCGCCCCACCACCACGTCAGATTCGTGGGAAAGCGGTAGCGGCTTTCGCCCTTGACCATGAAAGCGAAACCAGGCAGACCGCCCGAATGGTCATATCGTCCGGCGCAAATGTCGAACACCAGCTGTAGGCCGGTGCCGGGACGGTTGTCGTAATTCGGGCCCGTGACGGCGACATTCGGATGACTGCGGAGAGCTGCGCCGAGGCCCCTCATGAAGTTCGGGCCTATGCGGATGTCGTCGTTCAGCACGGCGACGTTGCTTTGTTCGGCTTGTGCCGCTGCGGCGTTGAGGCCGGCGTTCCACATCTTGTGGATGTTGGCGTCGGTCATCGGGATGCGCTGCACGAGGTCGTGCCGCTCCAGCCACGCAGCGACATCCGGCCCGCAGCCGTTGTCGATGACGATTACGGCGTCGGTCTGGCCCTGGTCCTCGAGCTGCTCGACGAGGCGCACGATGTGGCCGTGCGCGCCGATCGTCGGCACCACGGCGTAGGCCGGAAGGGTCATCGCAGGCGGTCCCGAATCATCTCGTCACGCAGCGCCGGGTCGGCGGACAGCGCCGCCATCGCCGCCCGAGCCTCAGCCCGTGCCGCATCGACATCGAGACCGCCCGCAGCAGCGAGGCGCTCCAGCAGCACCACAGCCAGCGCAGCGTCCTCAGCCAGCAGCATCAGCGCCGCCTGGGCGTGGTCGTCGTCGATCCGGTCGGCTTCGGGGACGAGGAACGGCGTGGCGATAAAATCATTAACTATTTCGGAATTAACGTCACGTCTAGATGCCATTTAAGCTCCCGTCCGAGCGATGCC